CGCTAATCGAGACACTTCTGACGCTAACGGCGTGGAGAAGGAATACATTGGTCAAGCCTTCCTAGAGAAGCTCTTTGGTGGAACATGGAAGCAGACCTCTTACAACGGCAACATCCGCAAGAACTATGCGGGGATCGGCTACACCTACCGTGAAGACATAGATGCTTTTGTTCCTCCCAAGCCCTTCGCAAGCTGGTTGCTAAACGAAGAAACCGCCCAATGGGAAGCACCAGTAGCAATGCCTGAAGACGCTGGTACGGGTGAGCCTCCTAAGATGTACTCGTGGGATGAAGCAACTACCTCGTGGGTTGAGGTTGAGCAGTCTTCTTAATTAGTAGGGCTGCAAAATGTTGCAGGAGTTTATAGCGCCGGTTGCAAACCTGTTGGGTAAATTTATACCTGACGAAACCGAGCGCCTTAAATTGGCGCATGAAATTGCAACTTTGACACAGAAACAAGCGCATGAAATTGCGATTGCGCAGATTGAAGTCAATAAGGTCGAGGCAGCAAGTAGTTCTCTTTTTAAATCAGGCTGGCGCCCAGCAATCGGCTGGGTATGTGGAACGGCCTTTGCCTACCATTTTGTGCTTCAACCCTTGCTTATTTTTGTTATGACCTACGCTGGGCACCCCATCCCTCCGCTGCCTGAATTTGACATGGCAAGTCTTATGACGGTTCTTGGTGGCCTGCTCGGTCTTGGTGGGCTACGTACTTTTGAGAAATACAAGGGGATTACAAAGTGACCTTCAAACTTTCTAAGCGCTCGCATGACCGACTGTTTGGTGTAAACCCTAAGCTTGTTGCTGTTGTGAACCGGGCGATTGAACTGACCACGGTGGATTTTGGGGTGACCGAGGGCCTGCGAACAGTTGAAACCCAAGAAGCTTATGTCAAGGCAGGTAAAAGCCAAACCATGAACTCCAAGCACATTGGTGGAAACGCTGTCGATTTAGTGGCTTACATCAATGGCGGGGTTTCCTGGGAGCTTAATTTATACGATAATATTGCAGAAGCAATGCGAACAGCCGCCATTGAGAACGATTTACCCCTGCGGTGGGGGGCAGCTTGGAACGTTCCAGACATCTGCAAGTGGACAGGCAGCATGGAGGACGCAATGAATCATTATATTGACGAGCGTCGCCAGCAGGGTAGGCGCCCTTTCATTGATGCGCCCCATTTCGAGATTGCCTAAATGCCTTTAGCCCGACTCTTCCTCAAGCCTGGAATTGACAAGCAGAACACTGAGTACGGTGCGGAAGGCGGCTGGATTGACGGCGACTACATTCGATTCCGTTATGGCCTGCCGGAAAAGCTTGGCGGGTGGACCAAGTTCAGTAACGCTTCTTCCTATTTAGTCGGCCTGGTCAGCGATGTCTTTACCTGGAATGCCTTGGACGGCTCGCCTTATGCGGCCGTTGGGACCAGCCGAAAGCTTTATGCCTTTTTTGGCGGCGCTTGGGCCGATATCACTCCAATACGAGACACGACGGATCCAGGCGATGTGACCTTTGCTGCATCAACAGGCTCCACGACAATCACTGTAAGTGACACGGCCCACGGGGCAACAGAAGGTGATTTTGTTACGTTTAGCGGGGTGGATGCGAACGGCCTTGGGGTCGGTGGCAACATCACGCAGGCGATTTTGCAGTCTGAGTTTGAGATCACGTCGGTTATTGATGCTGACAGCTACACCATCACATCACCTGTTGCGGCCAATGCGTCTGACAGCGGAAGCGGTGGGGCATCGGTCGTAGGCGCTTATCAGATCAACGTGGGCACGGACGTCAGCTTTGTTGACTACGGCTGGGGCGTGGGCACTTGGGGAGAATCTACGTGGGGAACGCCTCGACCTGCTGGCAATGCAGGGGTTTTCCTGGCCTCCAGGGTTTGGCAGATTGACAGCTTTGGAGAGGACCTTATTCTTCAGCTTGTCAATGGCGGCATTTATTATTGGGACACAAGCGCAGGACTGAGCAACAACCGGGCAACGGCTATCTCAGGGGCGCCCACAAAGAGCACGTATGCTCTGGTTTCAACACCTGATCGCCATCTTGTCTGCTTTGGGACGGAAACAACGGTTGGAACGGCTTCTTCGCAGGACCCGATGTTTGTTCGATTCTCGAACCAAGAGGACATCAACACCTTCACGGAGACGGCCACCAACACCGCCGGTGGTCAGCGCTTAACGGACGGAAGTCGGATTGTTTCGGCTGTCCGATCGCGTGGTCAGATTCTGATCTTCACCGATACGTCACTGCACGGTATGCAGTACGTTGGACCCCCTTACACGTTTGGCTTCCAGCAGCTCGGTGCGAATTGTGGCTGTATTGGCCCTCATGCTGCGGCGGACGTCAACGGGCTTGCCTTTTGGATGGGCACGGAAGCCTTTTATCTGTTTGACGGTACGGTCAAAAAGATGCCCAGCACGGTCCAGGATTACGTGTTTAAGGACATCAACCTAACCCAAGGGACCAAGGTCCATGTGGGCGTTAACTCGCAGTTTAACGAGGTAACCTGGTGGTATTGCTCGTTCACAAGCGACTTTATTGATCGTTTTGTGAGCTACAACTACCTTGAAAACACCTGGCACGTGGGCACGATGCCTCGAACGGCCTGGGTGGACATCGGCACGTATGAAAAGCCGATTGCTTCGCAATATCTCCCTCAAAGTACAGCATCGACGATCTCCACCATTTACGGGCTAACAGCCGGACGTTCTTTGATCTACAACCAAGAAGACGGTGTGAACGGTGACGGGGAGGCTATTTTTGCATTCATCCAGTCTGGCTACTTTGATATTTCCGAGGGTGACAACATGTTGTACATGAAGCGATTCATCCCGGACTTTAAGAACCAGGTCGGAAATCTCACGGTGAGATTATTGTTGCGCCCGTACCCACAGGCCACAGCAAGCCCAAGCTCCTTGGATCCGTACGTTATTACGCCGACCACCCAGAAGGTGGACACCCGTGCAAGGGGCCGTCAGATCAGCTTGACGATCGAAAGCACCGACATCGACACCAACTGGCGCTATGGCACACTACGGGTAGATGTTATTCCGGATGGACTTAGATAGGTGTATAATCAAGCCATGGGAAAATTTATTGATCGCACAGGACAGATTTTTGGCAGACTTCGTGTAGTTGAACGAGCTGGAACAAATCAACTTAAAAAAGTTGTTTGGAAGTGTCTTTGTAGCTGCGGAAAAACAACCTTTGTAACAACCGGTTGTTTGGTTACAGGCAATACATCTTCTTGTGGTTGTTATCACAAAGAGACCATAACGAAGCACGGCGGTTGGAAAAACCCTTCCTATAATACGTGGCGAGCAATGATTCGTCGATGCTGTAACAAGGAAGACAAGGATTATTTTCGTTATGGCGCTAAAGGAATAACCGTAGCTGAGTCCTGGATGTCTTACAGCAATTTTGTGCGAGACATGGGGGAACCTGAAGGAAATGAAACATTAGATCGCATTGACGGGACTAAAGGTTATTTTAAAGAAAATTGTCGTTGGGCCAGTCCTTCTGTGCAAGCCATAAACTCCAACCGCAGATGCTCTAAGTCGGGTTACCGGGGAGTAGTTTTTTATGATAAGTTAAAAAAGTATGGCGCAAATCTGACACATTGCAAAAAACGATATTATTCAAAACTTTTTAACACAGCGGAAGAAGCTTTTAAGGCCAGGAAAGAGCTAGAACTTAAGCACTGGGGGGAAGCCGCTTAATGTCTAAGATCTTTAACGTCCGACTGCCTAATGCGGTCTCTGGGACTTACGACCCGCAGCAGTTCAACCAGCTCGTGCGTTCGCTGGAGCAGATCATTCTGCAGCTCAACAGCACCTATACGTCGATCACGGACCAGAACCAAGGCGCCGCGTTGGGATGGATGTCAGGGTCTTCGGCAGGTGCTGGGGGTGGATTTGCTGGGGGCAACCGAGGCTTTCAGGTCAGTAACGGCATCATGCTGCCTTATGCGCTCTTGATGGACCAGAATGACCAGCTCAATTACAGCGCAACCGAAGACAACATCCTTACTTTTGGCACACCTGTGCTGGAATATGGCATACGGGTGGGCAGTCACAGCGCTGTTTTTACAGGCGAAATTGACGACGGCTCGGGGTCTGCAGGTACGGTTTTAGATGTGACGGCGGTCACATCTGGCACGATTCTCAAGGGCATGACAATCTCTGGCACAGGGGTTACGGCAGGCACGAAGATCATCGGCCAGGTCAGTGGAACAACAGGCGGGGTTGGTGTATACACTGTAGATACATCGCAGCTCACCGCAAGCACGACGATCACCGGCACCCGAGCTTCGAAGCTTATTTTTGATTACCCTGGGCAATATTTAATCAATGTCCGTGTTCAGGCGGTCAATAAGAGCAATGCGGTCAAAGAGTTTGAGCTTTGGGCGAAAAACACCGGGGTTAATTACCCCTTAAGCAACACCCGTTTTGACCTCCCTGTTCGAAAGAGTGCGAGCATTTATGGTCACATTTCGGCCTTTATTTCCGGTGTTTTTACCGTGAGTGACCCGGTGACGGAGTATCTGGAGATGGCCTGGTGGGGCGAAGATACGGACGTTGAGATCGAGTCCTACGCCGCAGGCACCTCCCCCACACGGCCGGCCGTGGCCTCGGTCATTCTGTCTGCGGCCTTTATCTCAGCAGAGGCTTAAACATGGCAAACAAATACCTACGTAAGTACGTCATCCCGACCGCAGCCACCGAAACAGAGCTTTATGTGGTGCCGGCGGCCAATGGGGCAATCTTGAATTCACTTCGTATTACAAACGCAAATTCGGCCAGTTCTTTAATTGACGTGAATGTTTATCCCTTGGGCGGAGCAACGGCGTATTCAGTGCTCAAAAACCATTTTTTGCCAGTGAATGCCACGATGGATGTTTTCAGCGGCATTCCCTGCGTATTAGAAGCTTCTGACGAAATTCATGTGGAATCGTCCGAGGCGGATGTGGTCTTTTATTTAAGCTACCTCGAAGTAGACAGGAACTGATGAAAAAGGCGATAATTTGGGTTAAATCCGCGTCCTTTCCCGGCGCGCGCCCAACGAGGCCTGTATATTAATTTGGAAAGGACACCCATGGACGGTGCAGGCATCATGAACCTGCCTACACAGGTAGGCGGCTCAAACACTCAAGACGGACTCGATTCTTTTGCTCCCTTGATCGCAGCGCAACAGACCGCTCGCGACATGGGCTACCCTCGCTTTACTCGCGAGTTGCTTGCAGCCGGCTCCGAAATGGATCCTGCCGAGGTCCAAGAATTTTTGCAAACCATCCGTGACGCAGGCTTGACGCCTGATGACGTTGCGCTCATGCGCCGTGTGGTTGAAGCCGTTTTTAACGATCCCAATAACTACCCCGAGGTCCGTGAGTCATTGCTCCGGGAGGGTGTGCCTGAGGACCTGCTTCCTGAAACCTTCGACCTGGAGTTCTTTACTGCCTTGCGCATGGCGGTGGAAGAGGCAGAAAACCTTTCCCGCGAACCACGGCCCACGGAGCAGGAAATGCCCATGGGAATGCCGATGGAAGGCGCTCCTGTCGAGATGGCTGAGGGCGGGATTGTTGGATTGCCTGAGCTTAAGCCCATTGCCCGTGCCATGGCTTCGATGGGCCGACAGGGCGACACCATGCTTGCTCACATCACGCCGCAAGAGGCGATGATGCTCAAGCGCATGGGCGGATCAGGATCGATTAACCCTTACACCGGGCTGCCTGAGTTCTTTATTGGAAAGGCGCTTAAAAGCCTTGGTAGAGGCATTAGCAGGGGCCTTAAAGGTATTGCCAAGGGGATTAAAAAGTTTGCAAAGAGTACGGTTGGACGAATTGTAATAGGTGTTGCTTTGGGTGCTTTCCTTGGGCCCATGGCGGCTGGGCTTATGGGTGGCTTAGGTCCTGCCGCAACATTTGCCCTGTCTTCAGGTATTGGCACCTTTGGTTCAAGTCTTCTTGCAGGCGATGGATTTAAAAACTCTCTTCGTAATGGACTAACGGCAGGTGCCTTGTCTTACGCAGGAGCAGGGGTATTTGGAGAAGCAGGGTTTTCAAATGTTCCAGCAGCAGGCTCTCCGACGACTTTTGCACAAGGTCTTGAGCAAGGTATCGCAAACGTCAAGGCACCTTTCCAAGCGGCAGCCGACTTTGTTAGGGGTGGACCAGAAGCTGCGGCCAATGTTCCTACTCCAGGAGTAGGACCTGTTAGCACCGCAACTGAACAACTGGCATTAGGGGATGTTCCGGGAGCAACGTTTGGTCGAGCACCCCTTCCTGCTGCTGAAACCATCAACATTCCTCAAAATCTAGGACAAGGGTTACCTGGTGGGCCTGGTTATACTCCCCCGCTTCCACCAGCAAGCTCGATTAACGTACCTTCAAACCTTGGGCAAGGATTACCTGGAGGACCGGGGTATCAAGGTGGGAACATTCTTGACCGTGTCACGCAAGGCGCCAGTGACCTGACTCAGGGTGCCAAGGACATCTACAGCGAGTATCTGTCCCCCTCACGGGCCGGTATCCAAGGTCGTTCTGCAGATACCATTTTTGATGAATTAGTAACAAAAGGACTTCCTAAAACCGCAGATACACTAAAACTTGCCACGGATATGGCGGCAAAAGAAGCTCCTGGGTTTTTAACTAAATACGGTCCTCTTACTGCGGCAGCAGGTACAACACTGGCAGCAACAGGTGCCCTTAACTCTTTCTTCACGCCACCTCAACAGGAAGAGGGCGAAAGCTACGAGGCTTACATGGCGCGTAGGAAGGTCGCAGAAGACAAGTTCCGTCAAGACAATCCGCAGTTCTTTGGTTCCTTCTTGCCACAAAGTTTTGCAGAAGGCTCAGGTCCCAATGGTGTGGAAAATCCTGCACTTGAGAAAATTAAATCAAGCGCACTTCTTTCTCGTTTGTTTTCAAGACCAAGCGCAGATGAAGAAGACAACGCAGGGTTATCTTCTTTGATGAAAAGGTTGAAGGGCAGTGGTCTTCCCATTTCCTCGGAAGAAGACGTGCCCATTGGACCTACGGCCTTGTTCTCTCCCGGTTTTACGGAATCCCTTAGGCGCATCGCTAGTCGTTCAGGTGGAGGTCAAACATTTGACATCGAAAGACTTCGTCAAGAACGACCTGAGCTTTTCGGTACATTCACACCAAGAACCTATGCCGAAGGAACAGGACCTCAAGGTGTAGAAGATTTCCCACGCAAGAACGGCCATATTTCTGGACCAGGAACCGGGACATCGGACGACATTCCTGCCATGCTCTCTGATGGCGAATTTGTTTTTACGGCTAGAGCTGTTCGTAACATGGGCGGCGGAAGCCGTCGTAAAGGTGCTGCCAAGATGTACAGGCTCATGAAGATGCTTGAAGGCGGTCCCGTTGGCAAAACTGCAAAGGCATAAACTATGGCTGTCGAAACGACTGAACAAATAATCCGAGAAGCACCAGAACTCGAAGCAATTAAGATGAACCTGCTTAGCGAGGCTGCTAAGCTTGCTTATCGCCCTGAGTTCGGTCAAATGCTGCCGGAGTACCAGGTTGCAGGCTTTTCACCTGCTCAACAGGCCGCTGTTCAAGCCGGCATGCAACAAGGCATCGGCGGCTACTTACCTTACATTGAGGCAGGTAACGTCGCCCTTGGTCAGGGATTAGGTGCAACGCAGGCAGGTCAGATCGCCGCAGCAGGCGCTGCTGGCATGTATGACCCTCGTTCTGCAGCCGCCTTCATGAACCCCTACCAACAGGCTGTTACTGAGCAAACGCTTCGTGATATTCGTAGGCAGGCAGACATTGCCGGCCAATCCCAGGCTGCTCAGGCTGTTCGTACCGGTGCTTTTGGTGGCACCCGTGAAGGTGTTCAACGTGCGGAGATGGAGCGAAATGTCCAAGATCTTATGGCGCAACAAATTGCTCAGGGTTATGCACAAAATTATGCTCAGGCTCAAACAGCAGCAATGCAGGCAGAAGAAGCCGCACGACAGCGCCAGCTCGGCATCGGACAGCTCTTCGGACAACTAGGTCAGCAGGCCGGTCAGCTTGGTGTACAACAGGCCGCTCTTGGTCAAACCGCCCAGCAGATGCAACAGGGCGATATCAGCTTCTTGTACGGCCTTGGTCAGTCGCAACAGGCGATGAATCAACAGCAACTTGATGCGATGCGTGCTTCGGAGATGCAACGTCTTTATGCGCCGTATCAGCAGGCCGCCTTTTTGTCCGACATCTACAAGGGCGCACCGTCGACACAGATGGCAACAACATCCGCAGCCGTACCCCAGGCAAGTCCTTTCCAGCAGATCGCTGGGGTTGCGTTAGGTGGTTTAAGCACCTACGGCGCAGGTAAAGTAGCAGGCGTATTTTAAGAGGCGCATATGGCAAAAGACATGGAAATTGAGATGGAAGACATGCCCGTTGATAACGTCGGCATCATGCAGGGCTTCCTGGAGATGCTTGGCGAAGACGACGGTGATTACGAAGAAGATGATGAGGAGATGGAAGCAGGTGCGATCCTCGGACGCACACCTGACTCGCCTGAGATTCTCATGAACAATCTTCGTGGTGACATGCGCTCCTTAGATGCTCGTAGGGACGAGCTTGCCGACCTGGTCGGTTACGCCGCTGCTTCTGAGACACCAGAGCCTGTTCTTGCCATGCTTCAGCCTGTGCTTGCACAACAGGGCATTGCTGCGATGATGCCTCCTGGCCCGATGCCCCCTGGTGGTATTTCCCCCGTTGGGATGCCCAACGTTCCTAACATGCCGAATGTTCCTAACACTCCCAATGTCCCTTCAGAGATGATGGCACCCATGGAGCCCATGCCTGCTGGTGGGATCGGCGACATGGCGCCACCCGTGCAGATGGCAAAGGGCGGAATCGTACAACGTTTTCAAGCGGGGTCCGATGAGGACGGCGTGACCCCTGCTGACGATACGTCCATGGGGGGATTTCCTGAAGATGTTCGTTCATTGGCCCGAGAAAACATACTTAACCTAATAGCCAAACAACCCACAAGGGTCAGTGATCTGTCCGTACTCGCAAAACAAAGGGCTGATGCCTACCGCGACGTTCTTGGCAGCAATCAAGCTGATCTTGCGAAGCTTGGCTTTTTGACCTCGTTAGGTGAGCGTGGCTTTGCTTATGCAGCCAACGTTGATCCCGTTACGGGACAGCCCCTTCGAGGCTCACAGCTTTCTCGTTTTGCAGGGGCCGCAAGAGGACTTCCTGCAGACCTTATGAAGATGGCCGCTGCCACACGCAAAGAAGAGCAGGCCATTAAGATGGCAGGCCTTGAGTCGGCTGAGAAGCAGATTTCCGCTGAGCGTGAGTCAAACCTCAAGCTCCTCGAATCACAGCGTAAAGCCTTTTCTGACATTTTAAAGTCGAGCTCTGGTTCGGATTTTGGTAAGGGCAAAGAAGGTTCTGCTTACAACTTCCTAGTGAGGCTCGCCCCGGACTATGCCTTGGGTAACACAACAGAAGAGCAGGACCGCCAGTTTGAGTCGGCAGTGAAAATCATCACGACGCCTCAATACATGCAGGATCCGATCACAAAAGCTACCATCACAAGGCAGCCTGAGCTTCCCAATTTCGCTAAGCTTGCGGTTGAAATGAGGGGTGGCAAGGTTCCAGCAGGTGGTAAAGAACCCGAGCCGGCTGGAACAGGGATCACGCCTCAAGGAGCAGTTCCTGCTGTTCCTTCTGCCGCTGCTGCTGTGAGTGGTCCAAAAGAGCCTACCTTGTTTGATGCGGCTGAGCGTGGAACAGGAATTATCCCTGTAACCACATCCTTCATTGCCAAGTTCCCATTCATGGGCGATACAGCCATTGGTGAACAGCAAGCTACGACCTTCTTGCGTAACTCTGTTAATCAGCTCAATCGTGCGATTGCAACCAACCCGCGTTTTGCTGAGGGCGAGCGACAGCAGATCCAGGCGGAACTCGACCTTACACCGTCACTTCTTGATAACCCGGCCGCCATGCGCAATCGGTTAATCGGTCTTGATGACCTCATGGCACGTTTGGAAAGAGAAGCCGCAGCTAAGGGTGAGATGACCAACCTTAAAGCTGAAGACCGTGCCCTGGCTCGTGAAAAGGCAGCCGATATTCGCAAGATCCGAGATCTTGTCGGCCTTCCCCCGCGCGTGACCAACATTGAAGAATTCCGTGTATTGCCTGCCGGGACGCCTTTCTTGTTCTATGATCCAAAAGAAAAGGCCTTTGTCCCACGGACCAAGCGATAAGGATTAAGTAATGACCCCTGAAGAACTACAGCTTATTGAGCAAGAATCTGCCCCAGGCGTGTCCTCGGGCATTTCCGAGCAAGATCTTTCTGAAATTGAAGGCGGCTCGGCTACGTTCGAGCCCACGATGGGCGAAAAAGCTGCAGAAGTTGGTGTTGGTACGCTTCAGGGTCTTAAAACAGGACTCACGACCCTCGGACCAGCGTTCAAGGGTGCTCAGTATGGCTATCGTTTAGGTGCGCCTTTTGGTCCATACGGAGCCTTGGGTGGTGGCGTCACAGGTTTTGTTGGTGGATTCATGGCGGGTTCCGAGATCTCGGATTACCTGGATGACTTCTTCCCTTTGCCAAACCGTGAAGATCTTATCCCTTACCGCGAAGGTGGTAAGACCTTTGGAGAAAGTGCTTCAGCGCTGCCGTATGCGTTTGGTATTCCAAAGATGTCGGCCAACCTTGTAGAGCGTTTTATCTCAGGTGTTGGTGAGACGGCTCGTAAGTATCCTGTTACGTTCTCGACCACGGAGCTTTTGGGTTCTGGGGGCGCAGGAATAGGTGGTGGTGTTGCTGAATACACCGACCCAGGTGATGCTGGAACACGGGCCATTTATGAGATAACAGGTGGTCTGCTTGCACCTGGAAAGCTTTTTGTTAATGCTGGAACTTCTGTTTACGACTACGGAAAACAGTTAGTAGCAGGCCAAAAGCTTGATGCTAAAACAATGAAAGCCGCAAATGAGCTTACTCGAATCATTGAGGAAGGCGGCGGCGACATTGAAAAGACCATCCAACTTCTGAGGCAGCCTTTGCCTGCTGGTGTTACACCCACCGCCGGTCAGATGACAGGTATTCCTGTGCTTAATGCGCTGGAAGCCAGTCTTGCTAAGTATCACGCCAAGTACTCAGGAGAAATCCGAGACCAAGGGGAAAATGCATTCAAGGCCTACCAGATGATGGTGGGCAGACTGCGTGACGTTGGAACGCCTGATGCACTTCGTAAAGCAGCCGAGATGCAGTCGGAGTATTTTGATAAGCTTCTTGGCGACAGGATTGCATTTGCTCACGCAGATGCTGCAGAGAAAATTGCTCGCATTACGAAGGATCGTCCTTCTGCACGACCGGAAATTGGCTCAATTATCAAAGACAACGTTGAGTCTGCTTTGAAAGAAGCGCGAGACGTTGAAAGCCAACTCTGGAACGAGGCTTACAAAAAGTCATTTAAGACAGTCAAGGGTGCTACTGTGCCCAAAGCCGTTAACGTAACGGGTACGTCACGAGCTATTTTGGATGTCATCGACTCGTTCAGTCCTGAGACGTACGTGTATGACGTTCCAACCAAGTTCAAGGCAATGACTGCTCGCCTCGGCATTACTGACGAGATGATCCAGAACTACGAAGCAGGAAAAATGACCAAGGAATACCTGGAGACAGGCATTGTCCCTGATCGCTTCTTGCCTGATCTTAAAAGCATCAAGCCTTTCTCCGTTCCTGAGTTAATCAAGATTCGAAGCGATCTTCTTAACGATGCACGTAAAGCCTCTACTGGGGCGAGTCCTGACGCCAACATGGCACGTGTTTATGGCAACGTTGCAGAGTCCATCCTTGATGATCTTTCGGTGGGCCTTAAATCTCCTGATTACGACATTGCCCGTCAGTATTCCAAGTCCTTGAACGACACTTTCACTCGCACCTTTGCAGGTGAAATGCAGCGAACAGGAGTTAGCGGAGCAGAGAAGCTTCCGGCAGAAATTCTTGTATCCCGTGCCTTTGGTCGTAACGCAGACCTCACGGCCATGCGAATGGATCAGATTGAAGACGCTGCTCAGTTTATGATTGACCAGCAGCGTCAAATTACGGGCGATTTCCCCCGGTCAGCGCAAGCAGGGATCTTAAGGCAGGCGGGGGAAGGCGCACAGCAACGTGTGTCCTCTATTCTTGATGCGCAAACGCGTGTTATGCGCATGGCTGCAGCCGACGCGATTGATCTTGTTCGTAATCCACAAACAGGGCAGATTGAACAGCGTTTGAACACCACGAAGCTCATGAACTGGGCTGCCGAAAACAAGCCCATGTTGGACAAGCTTGGCATTACGCCTGACCTTGAGAACGCTGAAAGAGCAGAAAACCTGTTTAAGCTTGTGCAAAAACAGAACAGTGTTTTAAATAACAGACTTCGTAAGCAGACGACTTTTGATAAGGTTTTGGGTGTAGAAAATCCCACAAAGGCTGTGACGCAGGCTCTGCGCAGTAACAATCCCTTGACGGCGATCAATCGCATAACAAAGCTTGCCAAAAAGGGAGGTCAAGATGCCGTAGACGGGCTGAAGTCCACCGTCTTTGATTACGCCTTTACCCAAGCGTCCAACCCTAGAACAGGTGGCATGAGCCCTCAGGTTTTCATGGATGCCATGTTCAAGCCTCTTGCTCAAGGAAAGCCTTCGCTTTACGCCATCATGCGTTCACAGGGAATCATGACCAAGGCCGACGGCGATAACATGCGAGCCCTGTTGAACCCTATGGTCCGTATTGAGCGGGAAATGGCTCGCGGCAATGCGGTTGACGAGATTGTTACTGCGGCAGGACCTGTTGGCGATCTTGCCCTTCGTATTGTGGGTGCTAAGCTAGGTTCTACTGTCTCTCAGGCAGCCGGTGGTAGCGGAGGTTCGCTGATTGCCGCTGCAGCAGGCTCGAAATACATGCGTGAAGTCTTTGACAAAATGCCTAATGCTTCCATCAAGTCGCTTCTTGAGGATGCAACCAAGAATCCGACGTTCATGGCAGACATGCTTGAGCAACGAGCACAGCTCCCACGTAATAAGCTCAACCTGGCACGACAAATACACGGCTACCTTCTTGCCCAGGGTTACACCGACGCACCGTACACCATTGAGGACGTGGAAGAAGTTCCTCCCACACCTACAACGGGAATGTCGGCTGCCTCGTTAATGCGTCAAGTTAAGGGACCTCCAACACGAGGCCTGCCCTTCATGTCGCAAGCTCAAGCAGCACCGCCAGCCCAAGGCCCAGGACCAGCGGCCCCAGCACCGCCAGGACAGCCACAAGGATCAAGCCGACAGATGCTTCAATCACTGTTCCCGTTTGATACGACGTTGCAGTTGCCCCAGTAGTCTTCAACTCGCTGCATCCACTCTTCTTTGTATCGCTTGAATTCACTACCGGTAGTGGTGAATTCTTGCGTACTTCCGTCCTGCACAGCCACTAAAACCGCCCCAAATTCGATTGACGTTCCATGCACAATGTCATGGGCCATGGCATAAGCTGCCAATTGGTGGAAGTAGTCCTGGATCCACTTGGCCTGTTTGGGCTTAACTGACTGTTTGAAATCAACAATCGCCGGCTGACCTCGATAGATTCCAACAAAGTCCGTTGTGCCGGCGTATTTTCCTGGGTAATAAAGCGTGACTTCTGATCCCCAAACCTCGTTAATCTCACATAAATAAGTGTTTATGAGCCTGTAACCCATCTCATAACCCTTCGTCTGGAGCCAAGTTGTGGGTCTGGGAAGATCCCTGGCCGCGAATAACCGCTCAATGACGTTGTGCATATGGGTGCCAACCGTGGCCGCTTCGTTTTTAATACGCTCCGCGTTTTCTTTTCCAACCCTCTCGGCCCACGCCTCAAGGGCAGCCTTGTCCTTCGTGGCAGACAGAATGTGTGTCACGCTGGGCAGTTTTTGATTTCCGTAACGCCTGCCTATTTCAGGGTCGTCCACCCGCTCAAGGGTTTCATAAACAAACTTCTTCCTAATCGGGATCAAATCAATCATTTTTTATCCAATCTCGTGGGTTTTCTTGGAGGATGGTGTTAGCGATGTCCATCTTGTTCACCAGGGCGTCGACGATCTTCTCGTCCACGGTCTTGGGTGTGAATAGGTCAATGTATGTCATTTTGTGGGTCTGGCCGTACCGGTCGATCCGTGCTTCGGACTGTAGGCGCACTTCAAGATCATAGCCGTTGGCGTAGTAGATCATTGTATGAGCCGCCGTTAGTGTAAGGCCGTAGCCACCCGTTCTTGGCTGCCCAATAAAGAAGCGCAGCTCGTCATCAGGATCTTGAAAACGCTCGACGATGTTGGACCGCTCCTCGTCAGGCGTGTCACCAAAATACGTCGCTACGGCGTTCATGCCGTATTGTTTTTGCAGAGTAAGTTTGATTTCTTCGATGTTGTGCCTGAAGTGCGCCCAGATAATGATCTTCCCGTCCGACTCTTCGATCGCAGACAAGAGCTCGTCCATGCGGTTGTTCTTTAACGGCACTACTTCGCCCGTGTCTAAGGTAATGTGGCCGCAGACAATTTGCTGCAAGCGCATGATCTGGGTCAAGGCGTTCGTGGTGGACGTCATGCCTTTTTCAAAGGTAGCCAATGCCATCAAGACCATCTGGTCATACGCACGTTTCTGTTCTAACGTTAGCTCCACCTCCCTACGCAAGAAGGTCTTGGGCGGTAAGTCAAAGCACTCGTCTTTGCGCACACGGAAAGAAAACTTAGAAAGCTTCTCATGCAGCTCGTCAAGCCGGCGGTAGCCCACCACCTGTTTGAAGCTATGCGTCCCAACACTGCGCTCCACGGTCACCGCATAACGAGCCAAGAAGGAGTAGTAACTCGGCAGATCCAGGCAAGCCGGCGACAAGAACTCGCACTGCGAATACAGGTCCATCGGCGCCTTGGTCACAGGCGAGCCCGTAGCAATCCGTCGGTACTTAGCAAGCTTTGCCGACTTGATCGTATTCTTGGTCCGCTTGGCCGTATGCCCCTTAATCGTTGTGCTCTCATCCACAGCAAAGAAGGCGTTGTGTGCATTCAAGAACCGCTGTGCAAACTTCGTCCCTTTGTCCGTGCTAAACGCCTCGATGTTCATGACCAGGATCTTCAAGTCCTCAGTGATCTCGAACAACGAATCAAGGGCCTGGGCCTCGGCCTTCTTTGGCGATGGCGTCCAGATCGCCATGCGATAGACCACATGGTCCGGCAGGTGTTTGGGGATCTCAAGCTTGAACCAGTTGCGATAGACACCCTTTGGCGCTACGATCAGAGCCCCGTTGATCTTACCTTCGTCGTACAACATGGCGATGTTGTTAATCAACATGAAGCTTTTGCCCGTTCCTGTATCTGCAAAAAGCGCACACAAGGGCTCATTTCGGAACCTTTGCAGATAAGCCTGCTGATGCAAGAAGGGTTTGTTTTTAAACGGATATTTGGCTAAGTATTGGTCTTCCATGGCTCTTTCTTTCTGCATGAACTTGCTTTCTGAGAAACTCAAGTGTACATTACAACCTCGCAGTTAAGAAAGGAGAATGCAGTGCCTAAGGTCTACGTGGTCTCTGAGACCATGCAACACAACATAACACCGGCCATGCAGTACGGCGAGATTGTTACGATTCTGCCGCCTAACGCCCAGATTCTTTTTTCCGTTGTTCCAACGGTTAATCGAATCAAGCGTAAGCTGGAGAAGTTTGGTGATGAGGATTATCTTGTTCTCATTGGCGACCCTTCAGCAATTGGCATTGTCTGCTCAGTGGCTGCCGCCAAGAACAACGGCCGTTTTAAGCTTCTGAAATGGGACCGCAGGGAAAAGCTGTATGTTCCGATTCAGGTTGATCTCTTCAAGAAAGGAGAAAGTGATGAGTATTGAATCAATGTTTGAACAAGATGCCGATGCGCTTAAGGTTAAGGATAACGACCTTGATGGGCTGGCTGCTCTCGCACGACGGGCCAAGGAACTTGAGAAAGAAATCAAGGACCTCGAATCAGTCGTTAAAGAGCGCGCGGACCAGTACCGCAAGCTGACAGAAGAGTCTATTCCCGAGGCAATGACAGGGCTGGGCATGAAGTCGTTTAAACTTGCAGACGGATCGTCCATTGAAGTCAAGCCCTTTTACTCTGCAAGCATCAGCGCCGAGCGCAAGGCCGAAGCATTCAAGTGGCTTCGTGACAACGGCTTTGACGACATCATTAAGAACACAGTCAGCGTTCGTTTCGGACGCGGCGAAGACGAGCTTTGTGCTAGTCTGTTGGATCTTCTCGGTCAGCAAGGCTTCCCAGCCGACCAGGCCGAGAAGGTAGAGCCCATGACCTTAAAAGCATGGGTGAAAGAACAGGTTGAGCGTGGAAACGCTTTCCCTGCGGAGCTCTTTGGCGCCTACATCGGCCAAAAAGCAACCATTAAATCTTGATTAAAGGACCACGAAAAATGGCAAAGACCGACGTAGCAGTAAAAAATGAAGGTGCAGTAGCCCTTGTCTCCACGTTTGAAGAGGACGCACTGGCTGGTTTTGACGGCATGGATCAGGAAGATTACGCGCTTCCGTTCCTGCGTCTGCTGACCAACACGTCCCCAGAAGTGGGCTCGGTGGAAGGCGCAATGCCTGGGATGGTTTACAACACGGTGACCGGCGAGTTGTACGACGGCAAAAAGGGAATCGAAGTTATCCCTTGCGCTTACGTTCGCCAGTACATTGAATGGGCCCCTCGTGGTTCAGGCAGTGGCGCACCGATCAACATCTACCCGGCGACCAGCGACATTCTGTCAAAGACTCATCGCGAGCCAGGAGACAATAAAGATTATCTCGATAATGGCAATTACATCGAGAACACCGCGAATCACTACGTCATGATTATCGGTGACGACGGCGCACCCTCGCCTGCGTTAATCTCAATGAAGTCCACACAGCTTAAGAAGTCCCGTAAGTGGAACAGCATGGCAATGTCTGTGAAGCTGCCTGGGGCCAATGGGCTGTACACCCCGCCGATGTACTCGCAGCTTTATCGACTGACCACGGCCCCCGAGTCAAACGACAAGGGTAAGTGGTTCGGTTGGGAGATCGAGCGTATCGGTTCAGTTGAAGACGTTGGTGTTTACCAGGCAGCAAAGGCTTTTGCCCTGAGCATTAACTCAGGCGAAGTCAAGGTCAAACACCAAGACGAAACCGAAGGATCGCAGTCTACTCCATTCTAATCGTCGGGCCGGGGCAAACCCCCGGCCTCTTTAACTGAGAAAGAAGCATGACCGATATAACGAGGTTCAAGGCGATTTTCTCCGGGCTGGATATCGCTTACGGAACATACAAAATTGAAGGCTCGCGAGGGGACGGGAAACAGTCTGGGAAGGCGGTTGTTGTACGCAAACCCCCGACAGATGATCTCTGGGTCAAACACCTTGAAGGTGTAGAACCGTCTCTTGGAATCATTCCCATACGTGCAGACAACACCTGCATATGGGGCTGTATTGACATCGACCAGTATCCACTGGACCACAAAGGCCTGGTTGAAAAAATCAGAAGCCTAAACCTTCCGCTCGTCGTCTGCCGAAGCAAAAGCGGCGGCGCGCATTGCTTTTTATTCACCAAGGAACCTGTCTCTGCAAAGATGATGCAGGACTGCCTTAAATCTTGTGCGGCGTTGTTGGGAGAGTCTGGCCGTGAAATATTTCCAAAGCAGTCTGAAATTCTTGTCGACCGGGGCGATACCGGTAATTTTCTTAACCTCCCTTACTTTGCAGGCGATGAGGGGATGCGCTATGCCTTCAACGACGATGGCTCAGCGGCAACGTTGGAAGAGTTTTACGCCATCTACGACAAGTACGTCCAGGATGAGATTCCTGAGATAAATCCACCTAAAGAAGCGGATCATCCAGCACCTGACGGCCCACCCTGCCTGCAGGCGCTTTGCACACAAGGCTTTCCTGAAGGCACACGGAACAACGGCCTATTTAACATTGGCATTTATTTGAAGAAGGCTCACCCACACGACTGGGACACAAAGCTGATGGAGTACAACAACAAGTACTTTCACCCGCCATTGGGCTTAACCGAGATCCAGATCATCGTCAAGCAGCTCAACAAAAAGGATTACTTGTACAAGTGCAAAGACGCACCGATCAACAGCTTTTGTAACAGCAGCCTTTGCCGTACCCGTAAACACGGGATCGGGGCCAACGGGCCAGACTCGCCTGCGCTGTCATCTTTGTCAAAGTACAACAGCGAACCGCCGCTTTGGTTTCTTGACGTCAATGGCCGCCGGCTTGAGCTCGACACAGACAGCCTTTACAACCAGAACAACTTCCAAAAGGCCTGCGTTGAGAAGATCAACATCCTGCCACCTACGCTACGCAAGCCCGACTGGGAGACAATGTTGAACGGCCTTCTGCGTGAGATGGTGGAGACCGAGCAGATTCACGAAGCGCCTGAAGACACGAGCATCACTGGCCGGTTCAACGACCTGCTGGAAGAATTCACAACCCACCTGCAACAAGCAATGGACCGTGACGAGATTCTCATGGGCCGACCCTGGACGGATGTTGATGAGGCGAAGACTTATTTTCGGTTCAAGGACCTCGAAGCACACTTAAAGCGCAACAACTTCCTGACCATGAGCCCAGGCCGCATGGCCCAACGGGTTCGTGATTTGGGTGGCGAACCCTGCACCCTTTACCTCAAGGGCCGACAAACAAGATGCTGGCGCATCCCACGGTTTGACGGGCAAGACGCTCCGTTTGAGACGCCAGAACAAAACAAAGTGAGTCCATTTTAATGAACGAAAAGGAAACAGGGCCG